GGAGTCATCCCCCACAGCAGTGCTAGTGTCCACGATCTGCTGGAAGTCTAGGGTGTGATCGTTGAATCGGTTGATGCCCATGGCTGCTCCTGTTGTATCGGGCCGGATTGCTCCGGCCCGTTGTCCTGATCAGCGTCCGATCGAGATCGTGAACACGCCGTTCAGCGACGAGGTTCCGCCCACCGTCTTGGCTGCCAGACGGATGTATGGGCACGCCACCGCATTGGTGGAATCGAGGCCAGTGGTGGCCACGTTGTGGCAGCGCACGGTGTAGTGGCCTGGGCCACGATCCACGCTCGGAGCCGCGCCAAACGTCGTGCCGATCAGCGCACCATCGCCAAGGACGATGTGGCCAAGGACGTAGTTGCCGCTGCTGAAGTCCGAAGTGGTGCTGCCCATGATGGACACCACGGTGTAGTCCGTCGTACCCGCGCCAACGCCGTAGACGCTGGCAAACACCGAGAAGTCCGTGGGCGTGTCACCGATGTTCAGCACATTGGTGGCAGCTGCCGGAAATCCGCCAGCTGCCGTCGCGTTGGCCGTCATCGAGGAGAACACCCACGAGCCGAGCGCCTGATCAGGCGTCGTATCGAGATTGGAGCTGTATCCCATTGGTGTTGCCTCCTATCAGGCGACAGCGGTGGAAGCAGAGGTGACGTCCGCAAGACGCGCCACGCAGCGCGGGTGCTCATCGACGAGACCGCAGTACCACTCAACGCGGGTGCGGAAGACCGGAGCCGTGTGCACTTCGCCCAGGTCGCGGACTTCGATGCCGCCGCTCTGGATCATGTGCAAGCCCGACGCACCGAGCGCCGCGCAGTAGATCGACTCCTCGCCCGCGCCATCATCGCCTGCGGCGATAGCGGCCTGGTCGCCGTTCTGGTCGGCAATCAGGATCGGCATGCCGTAGTAGCTCGTGACGCGCTGGCCAAACTCGTTGACCGACATGGTCACCGCGGTCGAGCTGCTGCGCAGGAACGTCAGAATGTTGCGGGCCATGGCCTTCGTCATGATCAGCACCTTCTGGCCGATGCCCGTGTCCACGAGATCAATCATCTCGTCGAGCTTCTTCATCGACAGAGCCGCGCCGCCTTGCGACAGCACTTGGCCGCCGGTGGTGACGGTCGTGCCCGTGCCGCCGTAGCGCGCTTCAAGGCCGTTGAACTCCAGCGTCGAGTTCGTCGCGTCGCCCTTGATCATCTTGATGCCGATCTGCTGCGCCAAGGCCGTGGCCTTCATGCGCTCGTGCACGCTGCGGATCTGCGCGCCGTTCGTCTGGACAAGGAACTTGTCGACGTCGAGGTCGCCACCGATCAGCTTCAGCGGCTCGCTGAGTTGCGCCGTAGCACCGGCCGACTCAGTGTAGCCAGCGTTGACCGCGCGGAACGCGATGCCAGGAAGCACCGATTCGCGCACGTATGCATAAGAGTTGCCCGCGATCGAGACGATCGGCATGGCAGCGAGAAGCGGCGACGTCTCGGCAAACGTCATCAAGACGCCAGCCTTCTTGTCCTCGCCGTTGTTGGCCGCAATGCGCGCGGCTTCGAGAATGGTAAGAGCCATCTAACTACTCCTTAGAGACAGATCGTCCCCGTGGAGCAGTCGTGGCCGTGCTTAAAGTCGGCTGTTTGCACGCTGCAGAAGATCCATCGAGGACAGCTTGGTCGATTGTTGACCGCCCATCCCGGATCCCCCGGAAGCGTGCGTAGCGCCGGATCCACCGGCACCAGAACCGCTGAACGCCGCCTTGTATTCAGGCTGCGACTTCAGCACAGAGACGAACTCGGCAATGCCCATCGGCTTGGTCGATCCCTCGGCCTTGCTGACCAGCTCCTTGCCGTCTTCGCCGACCACGGCGACTGCGAACGTCCCGTCCGCTGTCGTCTCGGCCTTCACTGCTCCCCGAATGACGGGCAGCAGCAGCTTGAGGTTGCCGTTTTCCTTGGCGATGGCTTCGGCGATTGCCTTGTCCACGTAGACCTCACGCAACTGCTTGGTGAGTCCATGGGCTAGCGCATCCTTCTTTGCCAAGTCGGCGGCGACCTTCTCTTCGAGCTGCTTGCGGAACTCGTCGATCTCCTTCGCGGACTTCAGGCTTCCCGCCTTCATCTGCTCCAGAGCCGAGCGAGCGGCCGCAGCATCCTCGATGCCCTCATAAGCAGTGAGGGCCTTCTCTGCCGTCTTCCGCGCTGTGCGTTCTGCCGACAGCGTGCTCTTCAGGCCCGACACGTCTTCGACTCCCCATCCTTCTGGCAACGAGGCAACGACCCAACGGTCGCCCTCTTGCTTTGCTTGGGCGCGCAGCCCTTCGGGGAGGTCTTCGGCTTTGTCGGCGACGAGGCGGAATGGCATCAGTCGGAAAGGTATCGACTTTCCATCAGGCGCACAAGTCCCCAAAGCGGTCAGGATCGCTCAAGCTGCGCTTGGACTTTGCGCCAGTATCCAACGGTCGCCTGCTTGCGATGGCCGCGCGGGCCGCCGTTGTGGACGCGGGAGAGCCGTTCCCAGTCCTTGTCCGCCACGGCCTGCGGGCAGTAGCGCAGCATGTAGGCGACCACCACGCGCTCCGCGTAGACGCGGTCGGTCACGTCCTGGTAGACCGCATCGCGCAGCGCCGGGCAGACCTGGCAGGCGTCCGACCAGTAGATCTCCCAGATCTGGAAGCGGCCAATCGCCTTGCCGCCGTCGCCGACGGCCTGGTCATCGGCCGAGCTTTCGACCATGGCCACGGCGTCGAGCCACGGGCGCAGCTCGCGGCGCGCAGCGTCAACGTCGCGCAGGCGGATCTGGGCGGACAGGACAGAGCAGAGGAGCAGGACCAACGAGAGAGTGCGGATCATGCCCAAGCTATCGGCACTTCCGCTGCGCGAGTTGAGCGGCGATTCCTTCGGCGACGGTCGGCGGCGTCGAGAATCCTTCGCGCTTACTCGAGCACGACCACAAGCGGTCGAGTCCGGACCGGACCGTGCCTACGAGTCCTTGAGCTCGTCGAGGCTGCGCAGGCGTCCGGTCTTGGTCACCAAATCCTTGGGAGAAATCTGGCCCGAGCGCAAGAGACGCGCCCGGCCTGGGCCGAAGATCTGGTCTTGCACGTCCTTCGGCTGCCGCTTGACCCAGTCGTTGTAGGTCACGGCGTCTGGCACTTGGCCGTCCATGCTCGCGCGCGTCGAGGCGGACAGCTCGGCGGCCTCGGCCTTCTTGGCCTTACTGCCCTTGATGATCTCGGCCAGCGACCGGGTGACGGGCGCCGTCGTGCACCGGCAGTTCCAGTGCGCTGGCGGACGCGGTCCTTCCTTGAGCTGGAACACCTTGCCGTCGAGCGGGCCGCAGATCGGGCAGGTCTTCGTGTCGAGGGTCGCCACCCACTGCACGCCCTTGAGCACGGACTCCATCTCGCCGTAGGTGACCTCGCGCGCCTGCGTGGTCACGTGGTTGCTGGTCGTGCGCACGATGGCCGCAGCCTGCTCGCGGGTCGCGTTCAGTGCGCCGTCGCGGTAGCCGTTGGCCTGCGTGCCTCGAACTCGGCGCACGATCTGGTCGGCCGTCTCGCCTTGGCTCAAGCCCTTGCCGATCTCGGTGGTGATCTTCTCCTGCGTGCGCGCGGTCAAGTCATCCCACCACTTCTTCATCGGCTTACCCTGGATCGGCTGGTCCACGACCTGCTGCACGATGCGCAGGTTGACCGTGTCATCGGGCAGCACGACCACGTGCGCTTCCTTCGGGATCGACTGGCCGATCATGCCCTCTTGCCAGCGCGCCTCGACTTTGGCCAGCTCGCGCATGAGTTCGGCCAGCATCCTGCGCGCTTCGTCGTGCCCGCCCTTCAGCATCGCCTTGATGTCGGCCAGCATGGTCACGTATCGCTTGGTTGTGGCGAAGCCGGAGTCAACGCCGCGAAGGCGGATGCGTTCGAGGCGGACGGCAAGCTTGGCCAACAGGTCGGGATAGACCTCTTCGTTGAGGTAGCCGACCACCTGCTGCGTCGCCGTGGCGTAGTAGCGTTCGAGGTAGATGGCGTGACGGATCGCGCGGTCCTGCATGCGCGCGTTGACGTTCTGCTTGGGATCGTCTGGTTCAGCCATGGCGCTTCTGCTTCTGGTCGTAGGCAAGCTCGATGATCTGCCCGTCGATGTAGGTCGAAGCGCAGTGCGGCCAGCACAGCGGCAGCACGCCGCCCTTGGTGGCCTTTGGGTCCCACGTGTAACCGTTGCGGCTGTCCTTCTGCATCATGCGCACCGTGCCGTTCACGGAGATACACCAACGGTTTAGGCAGATGAACTCTTGCCCGTAGTCGAGGATCTCGTTGCACAGGTCGCATCGCATGGTCAGTCCACCTTGATCTGGCAGGTGCAGTGTCCGTGAACCAGAACGGCGCCGCAGGAGGTGCAGCGGTCGCCGTTCATGCCTCGTCCTCCTCTTCGGTCACCGGCTCGTCCTCAACGTCCGGCACTTCCGGCTGGATCGGCGGCGCGGGCTGCTCGGGCGGGATCGGCATCGACATGCCAGCGAGGTCCGGCCCTTCGGCCTGCGTCTCGGCGACCTCGGCTTCGATGTCCACTTCCTCGCCCAGCGTGCCGCGCTTCTGGAGCTCGCGCAGGTAGGTGGCCTGCGTGATCTCCTTCGACTGACGCGCCGTGGTCAGCGTCTGGAGGTCGGTCTGTGCCCGCGTCGGGATGCCGAAGTCGCGGAAGATGTCAACATCGAACGACTCTGGCAGCTCGTCGCTCGCGCCCGAGGTCTCCCACAGCATCGCCATCTCGTAGGCATCGTAAAGCAGCCACTCCAGTTGCTCGGTCCACGACTGCACGCGGCTTTGCGCCCGCGCGCCCGCAGCGTCAACGGCCGTTGCCGTGCTGCCTGCGGTCACTTGCTCGACGAACGGCGCAAGGCCGAGGCTCTGCTCCTCGGTGCGGATGTCGCGCAGCCTCTCCATGAGCTTGGTCGCGGCCGCTCCGCTCGTCTCGACGAAGCCCACCTGCATGTTGGGATCGCGGCTGATGATCGTGGCGCCTGCGCCGTAGACGATCTCCTGCGTGCCGTCGGCCAGGTCGCTCGACGCGCCAGAGATCGACAGCGCCGGGTAGCTGTGCCAGTGCAGGTTGCTGGACAAGCTTGAGGTGATGAGCCAGTCGTCCACGTTCTTCCACGCCAGGTCGATCAGCGGCGGCTTGGCGACCAGCGGATCGCCGCTGCGCTTGCTGACATTGCGGAACACGAACGGCACAACGCCGAGCGGGTTTGGTCCCTGCTGCACCAAGCGGTAGGGGTCGCGGTCGGTCGCGCTCGTCGCGGTCGCGGACTGCTTGGCCGTGATCAACAGGTCGGTCTGCGTGTCGATGCTGTTCGACAGCCCGGCAATGGTGCTCGGCATGACGCGCTCCCACATCTCGAAGACCTGTTCCGTCCAGACCAGCACGGTCTGCACGGTGCGTTCCTGCATCGTCGCAGGGTCAACTTCGTGGTCTTCGTGGTAGATGGCAATGCCAGCGAGGATGCGCTTGCCCGTCGAGTCACGACGCCACGACCAGTTGATGATGTTGTCGGGGTGGACGAACGCGAAGTATGGGCGGATGTCGTTCGCCTCTTCCTCGGCCAGCGTCATGTTGCGGAACGCGGTCGGCGCACCGTTCTCGTCGAACTCGGTCGCGGCCTGCGCGCCTGGCTTGTCGACCAGCAGACAGGCAAGGCCCGTGTCTGCCATCGAGTCGAGCAGCATGCGGCCCATGGTCGTGAGGTTGGTGTCCTCGCGGTCGCAGTCCTCCTCGAGGTAGCGCAGGTTCTCGGGCAGCAGCTCGGCGTCCTTGAGCACGATCGCGCGCTGGAACGGCTTGTCCACGATGCCCGTGATGGCATCGTCGTAGGCGGGGAACAGGAACGTGCGCAGCAAGCGTGCAACGTATTCCTTGGGCTGCCTGCGCTCGCGGTGGTCCATCGGCGTGAGCGCCGTGCCCATCGAGCGCATCGCGGTCGTGCCGCCTCGCAGCGCACGCGTGATGATGCGGTCGACCTCCATGGCCTTCCGCGAACTGTGCCACTGCCCGATCGTATGTCCGTCCATTACGTGATCCTCATGCTGCTGCCACCGATGGGATGGCGTTCGTGAATGTAGTATCGCAGAGCGTCGCTCCAGTGGGTGCGCTTAGGGTCGCTCTTGTCGATGTCGCGCGTGTCCTTGTCCTCGTTCCACGTGACCGACTCCAGGTCCTTGAGCGTCTGCGGTGCGGCCTGCGCGTTGATTGCGAAGCGCACGTCGCCTG